AAGTATGTGATAGACGCTTGGCTTGAGGGTAAACCACTGAAGAGGAACATTGGGCTGTATGGAGATCACTGATGGCCAATCTATGTGAGAGATGCTGGGAGACGATCACTGGGTTCCAGGTGGCTAATCTTTCTTTTGGGCCTGGGTATAAGATATACCTATGCGAACACTGTCTCAGGAAGTGTCTTGAGTGTGTGGGGCTTGATTTTGATGAGGACTTCGAGCTTGACGATGGTATGAGCCATGGATTTGACACCGTCTACAGGCTCAAGGATCGGATGGAGATCACTGATGACTGACAAGTACTGGCTGTTCCAGCCGAATGGGTTCCACATGCTTCCGTTGTGGTTCAGGAAGGTGTTGACCCAGTGGACCGATGATTACCCGCTGCCGCATCAGGGCGAGAGGGAGAGAGCGCGTAGAGTGCGGCAGATCTGGAACCACGAGAACAGGACGGCTGGCACCAAGCTTGGTCCGTCGAATAGGGGGTTGTGATGCGGTGTGCCGTGTGTTCTGAAAACCTTAACGGGAAGCGTCATTACCGGGCGACCAACTCCAGGGGAGATATGGAGTGGTTCTGCCCGTCCTGCTGGATGGAGGAGTACTGTGACGACGATTGCAAGGTTGAGGAGGTTGACGAGGAGGTAGAAGAATGATTGCTGGTATTGGGTTCTTGTGTTTTGCGCTGGGGTTTTCACTAGGCATCTGGTTCGGTGCAATCGTGACGGCGTCAGCGTTTAAGCGGATGCAACCGGAAGAGTTCAAACATTGGCATGAAAGGGCTAACAGATGATCAGAAAGAAGAACGGCAAGTGGTATGTCATCTCCCATGAGGGCAAGAGCCTTGGTGGGCCGTATGACAGCGAAGCGGCAGCAAAGAAACGGCTGCGCGAGGTCGAGTACTTCAAGCATGCCGGTGGCAAGTATGGGAAGAAAAAAGGAAAGTAGACTTGACACGTACCTATAACTATATGCTATAATACCAAGGAAGGGGAGAGAAATGAAAAAGGTTCTATTTTCACTACTTGCGGCCTTGATGCTGGTAGCTCCTGCCTTTGCTGATGACCCAGTGGGGTTTGATGACTTTGGTGGGGTGCAGCTCAACGCCAACGTACAGCGATGGGTGACCCCCTTCGTTGTCAGGAACACCTTCTGGGGCATGCCGGATTTCCCTGACCCGCCTGTTGCTGGCTATGTGACCAACTTTGCCATCATCGAGGACGGGCTTGTTGTTGAAATGCGCGGCATGAACAACGTGTTTGGCGATGTTTTTGCGCCTGCACCGGAGCCTTACGCGTCTGGGATCTTCGTTCCCTGGAACGAGGACATGAAAGCGTACGGTTTCTTCGATCCCGCAGATGGCGGGCTGACGTTCTCGGCGTTTGTCTTCGATGAGGATGGCAATGGGGAGTGGATTACTGGCTGTCTAACGGCTAATCCCGGCCTTTTCCCGCTGTGGTTTGAGTCTGATGAGTGCATCTGGACCGAATGGAGAATCCAGAAGGTACCGGAATGGCGAGTTCACGGGCGCAGACTGCACAGGGTACTCAAAAGAGTCGAGTAATGAACTCTCTTCCGGTCATCCAGGGGTGGGACTACACCGAACTCGCCAAGAAATGGGGCGTAGAGTACGGGGATTACACCATCGAGGACGATTGGATGTCCTTAACGGCCATTAAAGACAAGATCAAGTACTCCTCGCAGGAGGAACATGACGAGCTAATAGCCGATATGGTGGAATTCCTTCAGAAACTGTCCGAAAATGAGGACATTTTCGCATATTCTAGGATGTGGGAGGCACTTATCGAGATTGCAAGTGACGAAAGTGACCAGTACCATTATGTTTTTGTACAATTTTTCCTGGCATTGATGCATTTGATGTGGACATAGGAGGTTATTAGTGCCAAAAGCCGGTGAGACGCACGAGAGCAGAATCAAAAGGCTTGAAGAGAAGCTTGATAAGCTGCAGCAGGCGTCAGAAGTTGATGTTTCTGCCATTATTGACGAGGTTGCAACGCTGAACAAGGCTGTTCGCCTACTAGTTGATGACATCCCGCTGATTAAGCATGATATCGAGGAGCATCTGAACAAGCCTGATGCTCATCACGTGGCACTGATGCCAAGACATGGGAAGAAAACGGTTGGCGCGGGAAGCTAAAGAATCATTTGAGCATGCTCTAGCCGTTACAGAGCGCGTCACCGGGAACGACGGCGAGCGCAGGCGTCGCAAGGAAGTAACTGGTGTCAAGAGAACCATGTCCAGGTATAATACCTTCGACACGGTGCCTCTCGACGGATTAGACATCAAACGATCAAACATGCTCCGCAAGTTCATGGGACTGCGGTTAGGTGGAGCAAGACTGGAAGACGCTGCCAGCGACCTTGGTGTTGCTGCCAGCACCATATCTGCCATTATCCACCGTCACCCGGATGCATATAACCAGGCACTTCTTGAGATAGGTTCCAGATTCACTGAGGAGTATGAAATGAACATGCTCCGGCTACGCACAGCTCTCAGTGAGGCTGGTCCGAAGGCCATAGAAACGCTCAAGGAAGTCATGGAAGATCAGGACACGGCGGCAGGAAATCGTGTCAAGGCTGCCCAGGCTATCCTGAAGCTACTGAACATAGATGGCTCGGCAAGCACAGGAGTCACGGTTAATGTTAAGGGAGATCTCGTCAAGTTCCTTAAACTCCCCGAGGAACCAGTTGATGGGTTTGCCTATGTTGTAGACGCCGAGGAGGTATCAGACGGTGGTGAAGATGGAGTGGGAGATCCCGTGTGAGAAGGTTGAGGAAACCTTCCAAATCAAGAATCGCCTGTCCCAAACGGGGAAAATCTGTGGTGCCGAGTACGACGAGATGGCCGATGCTATCTATCTCACTATGTGGCTAGACGAAGACGACGCACAGTTCGTCCATGATGGCTGGAGAGATGGTAGGGAGACACGGATCTTAGTAGAAGAGCTGACTGAGCTTAGTGACTGACTGTCCGCATTGTAAGGCTATTGGCGTAGACCACGACGATATCGTCCAGAAGTGTCTCTCCAGCCCATACTACACGGGGTTATACCTGTGTGGTTTTGACCTGTTCCAGAACTCCTTCCACAAAACCCTTGCCGATTGGTTCATCAGCAAGCTGAATCAGGGCAAGCGGCGCTTCATCATCATGACCCCCAGAAACCATCTGAAGACATCCATGTTCGGTGTCGCGCTGATGGTTTGGAGAGCGATTGTCAACCCAGAGGATCGTCTCCTGTACGTCATGGCGTCATGCACTGAGTCCGAGAAAACTCTTCTCGTTGCCAGGGATGTGCTTGCCTACAGCGAGAATGTGGAGCATTACTTCCCGCTGAGGACGCTTGACTTCGGCAACCCAATGCACACGGGGACCAAAGAGAAGGTTAAGCTTGCGAGAACAGGGAACTACCGAGAGGCGACACTGGAAGCGAGAGGCATCGACTCTCGTAAAACTGGTGGCCATTTCACTTGGCATGTGTTTGACGATCTTATTGACGAAACAATGGTCAAGTCTGTTGCACTGCAGAACGATGTTATCAGCTTCATTAAGAACAGTGATGCCCTATTCTTCGAGCAAGACAGGGACGTCGAGATAATCATCGGCACGATGTGGGCTGGACCGTTCTACAAGTGGCTGCTCAACGATTCCGGCATTGCTGACGACTACGAGAAGGCCATCATCGGCTGCTTCGTAGACAAGAGATATGAAGACTTCCTGGCTGATATCGGCAAGAAGACCACGCTGCAGATTGGCGATCCTGTGTGGCCCGAGCATTTCAGCAAGGAGACGCTCAACCAGATCGCCAGGAAGGCAGGCCCAGCGGACTTCTCTCGTCAGTGGTTGAACATTGCGCTCACTGATGAGGACGTCCGGTTTCACGAGGAAGACTTTCAGTTTTACTCCATTGCCGCCGACCGGGAATCCATCATCATCGATGAGGATGGTGTCACTAGGAACATCCCCTACTCCCGCCTGTACCGCTCCATGACCATTGACCCGGCCACCGGAGAGGGCAACAATACCGATGAGAGCGCCATAACCATTACCGGGTATGATCGAGTCACCGGGAAGATCTTCGTCCTTGACGCCTGGGACCGGAAATCCCTGCCTCACGCTCTTATCGACCAGATCCTACGCATGGCTGAGCAGTGGAAGCCTCACGTCATCGCTCCCGAGGATGTGTCATTCCAGAAGACACTGAAGCACTTCTTGATGGAGGAGATGAACAGGCGCGGGCTGTACTTCCCAATAAGGCCGGTCAAGCCTGGATCAAAGTCAAAGGGCGTCAGGATCATCGACTCGCTGCAACCGTTCATTGCCAACAGGCAGATGTACCTTGGTCGCAGCAGGCAGCATAGGCGTATCATAGACGAGGCTGTAGAGCTTCAGGTTGTGGATGGGAAAGTTGTTGGGCGAAGCCCTAACCTGCTCGACTCGCTGGCGTACCATGAGCAGTTCTGGAGAGGCCAGCTTGTTGAGAAGGAGAACAAGGAACGGCGCGAGAATCGCGGCTTTAGATCACAGCATCAGCCATCGTATGGCTTGATGTGTGTAACATAGGAGATATTATGCCAGGCCCGAAGAAAATTAACCCTGTTGTAAAGAGCGGTAATCCTACTAAGCACGGAACTCCAGGGTGGGATGCTAGATATAACTGGCGAGCAGCGGCGCGTAGATTCAACGAAGATCCATATACTCCGTTTGACCCCGCAGAGTTTGGTCTTGGGACTGATGCCGAGGGAGAGCTTGGGCGCAGGCTACTTGCACAGCTTATCCAGACAAGTCTTGATGAGGCTAGGCAGCGTGAAGTTGCCCCGTGGATGTTCACAAAAGTACCAGAAGAGTACAAGGGCATATCTGGAGCAGAGGGTGCCCTTACAGGAATTGACCCCAAGTATCAATGGTAACAGCAGGAGGAGTTCGAGATGAAGACTCGTGAAGAGGCAATTGCGATCTTTAACGAATGGCTTGACAGGGGAATGGTTGGTACGTTGTTCTTCTATCACGCTCCTGGATCTGACAATGTGGAGTGCATCGTTGAGCAGGTCATCAAGGTTCGAGAGATGAAGCACGAGGATGCCGAGAACTTCAAGAAGTTCATGAAGAGCCTTGGTGTAGACCGTGGTGAGGTATTCTGCAACAGAGATGGTGAACCTGATCGCATCAGGTTGACGCGAGGATGGGATGGATAGCTGCGATACTAATGTAGACTATGTTCAGCCAGTCAAGCTGAGTGACGAGCAGACAAACGATCTGAAGGAATTCCTGCAGCGTCAGCTTGAGCAGATCGAATCGGAACGCGCCAGTCTCATGCCTCGGTGTGAGGCGTGGGTCAAACAGGCTAACTCTCGCCGGTCCCGCATGGATGCCGGGCCGAAGGACAGCAATCTTGACATGCCTCTCACCAGAGAGCGCATGATGCAGAACTCCTCAAGGCTCCAGAATCCGATCTGGCAGCAGGAGACTGTCTTTGTTGCCAGGCCCAGGACACCCTCCGCAGAACGCACTGCAAGGTCCGTAGAACGCGCCATGGACTATATCTGTGACCAAGTGCCCATCATGGCCGTCACGGATGCATGGATCGAGCAGTTCCAGACCTTCCCGTTCGGTGTTGTCAAGACCCCGTTCATCACGGAGTATGAGAACATCAAGGAGTGGAAGCCAGTTGAGTTCGACGCCTACAACAACGCCAAGGTGTCGGGCCAGAAGACCATCCGCAGAAAGCTCAAGAACGGCACGACCAAGCTGTTCATTGAGAATGAAGTACAGGATGTTGTACGCAAGGCTGCCGCTATCCCAGAAGTCGTCCCATTTGAGGACTTCCTGGTGCCGTTCAACACGCCGGACCCGCAGCATGCCGACATCATCTTCCACCGCGTGTGGCTGTCTAAGCCACAGATTGAAGACAAGGTAGCTCGCGGTGTGTATGACAAGGTGTCCATGGACGATCTTGGTGAGCCGTCTCAGGAGCGGAAGAAGCTCCTCGACATGGCAGACCCCAAGCTCAATCGTGGGCAGAAGTCAAATGCGTATGAGGTATTTGAGGCTTACCTTGCATACGATGTAAAGGGAAATGGTAAGAAGGTCGAGATCATTGTAACGTTTGAGCGCCGGAGCATGATGCTTCTTCGCTGCGTGTACAACTGGTACCATGAGTACAAGCGCCCGTTCATCCACCACTGCTACAAGGATGTCCAGGGGACCATGTACGGTATCCCGCTTACCTACATCCTCGAACCACTGCATGCCGCCTACTCGGCGTCATTCAACCAGAGGCTCGATGCGGCGTCCCTTGCAAACGAGGTCGCACTCATCGTTCCCCCGCACAGCCAACTGACAAAAGTTCTTGACAAGGACGGCTTCAGGGGTGCGATATTCGAGGCCAATCTCCGCAAAGAGGACATCATCGAGGTTAAGTTTGCCCAACCCTTCACACAACTTGAGGGCATGGAGCAGAGAATTGAGCAGAGAGCGGACAGGCTCTCCAACCTCAACCCCTACTCCTTTGGTAATGAGCAGAGCGAGAGGCCAACTGCAACTGGCGTCATCAACCTGATTGAAGAGGGCAAGACCCCGCAGTACATTATGCTTGAGCGTTTCCGGGAGTCGTTCGCACTTCTCGGGAAACATATGCTCGCTAGGTACAAACAATTCTTCCCCGAGGGGTTGCCGATCTACTTGCAACAGGAAGACCCAGAGGATGCTCAGGCTCTCGCTCAGTTCTTTGAGTGGCCTGAAGGGTCAATCGAGTCCAGCGTTATCATTGAAACACGAGTGTCGTCCTCTACAATGAGCAAGTCAGTCAGGAAACAGGAGCTTACCTCGCTCCTCGACCGACTGAAGGATGTGTACCAGACTATGCTTGGGTTGGCACAGGTCGCACTTGATCCAATGAACCCTGCATCAGCCATCGCGTCCTCGGCACTCTATGGATACAACTACTTAGTTAATAAGGCACTGACAGAGTTTGAGGTTGCCGGTAAAGACGTCATCAATCCAGACATGAAAGGACTTTTGGAGTTTGGACAAAGAACACAGCAAACAATCCAACAGCTTCAGCAGCAGGTTCAAGCGGCTGGTAATGCTGCTAATCAAGCCATTCAGGAGAACCAGCAGCTCAAAGGCATTATTGCCCAGGTACAGGGAGCTGGATTACAAGGACCGCCAATGGGACCAGAGGCTGGCCAGGCACAATTCATGGGATGACTTACTGGTACACCTTATGATTTTAAGGGATCGTGAACTCAGTCGTCTGATAGGAGGAAACGACGACGCTAACATTTTGGAGGTGCGTGGACGGATTAGAGCGTACGAAGATTTGTATGAGAGCTTTTCAATAACCCGAAAGAAAGTTATGGAGGATAAGAATGTCAGATAGTTTGGACGTGACAGCGCCTGTCGTCCCAGAGGCTCCACCAGCCGCGCCTGCTCCGCAGGCAGCGCCGGAGCCGCAGGATCAGAAGGTGAATGATGATGCCCTGCCTATTGATCCTGGTGCATGGTTAGATGATGCGGAGAGGGTTGCTCAGTACGTGGCTAGTGGCCAGAGTCAGCAAGCGCCCCAGGTTGGGCCGACTCAGATGCCACAATACACACCACAGTACCCGCCGCACCAACCAAGTTACCCTCCGGCCCCAGCACAGAAGCCGAGGGAGATTGTCGAGCGACAGCTCGCAACATTCATTGATGACCCTGATGCATGGGTTGATCAATTAGTAGAGCGTAGACTTGAGCAGCGGCTTGCCCCGATTCTAGGTCAAGTTGGCAACGCTTACAATGCTACGAACAGCCTTATGCAGAGTCAGGCTAAGGCTGGTATTTCCAACGCACGTAGAGCGATTGAGCGGGCGTACGACCAGGTATTCAACCAAGATGACGACTTCCTGTCTAATCCGCGCATTCAGACAGAGGTTGGGAAGATGCTGGACAATATGTTCCAGGAGGCTTCAGTTCGCGCATATCATGGCGACTTCGGGCCGATCATGAGTCTTTCCTACTTTACGCCGGAGCAGGCTAAGGGTGCGCTCGGTGCCGCTAAAGGAATGTGGGGCACCGGATCACCGGGTGGCGCACCTATCAACATGGTAGGCGGTCAGGTTGAATCCTCTACGGCTCACCCACCGGGAGTGGACATGCAGCTAGAACCGTGGGAAGAGAGCGCGATTGCATTCCACTCAAGAACCAACCCCAATTACCGGCAGGAGTACATGCAGAAAAAGCGTGAAGCTATTGATGCCGGTGACTTTGAATTTTAAGGCTGGAGGAGATAATGGCCAAACGACCTACCGCTAGTGATTGGACAAAGGATGAGTCTATCATCAATGCTGGCGTCCGGGGCTTTAACGCTCTCGATGAAATTCCGAGGCTTCTCCGCAAGGAGATCCCTTGGTTAAACGATTTTGAATTTTTGTTCTGCTCTGAAAGCGATCTCCCTGAGATGAGATCCATGGACTGGAGATTTCTCGATACGGAGATGTTCGATGCCGACGAGTGGAACAAAGCAACACCTCTGCGGTTCAACATGACTTCCGTGGATGGACATGTGAAGTATAGGGAGAACTGGATTCTCATCCAGCACAAGGACTACCGAGAGCTGATTGAGAAGAAGCGGAAACAAGCCGCTGACAGACAGTTCATCAATGCTGTTTCTACATCTGGGCAGGCCAGTGTCCAAGACCCTGAGTATGCCAAGATGAAGAAGTATGCTGAAGACCTTACCAACATGGAAACCCACAGGGTCCAGGGCACTGCCCTGAGTGAACCCAACAGAGAGGAGTAAAGGAACTAACAATGGCAGCTAAGTCCTGGCATCCGAATCAGCCACGGCTTACCACTACGGGGGGTTCGAGCATCCCAGAGGTTCTCTCATTCCCCGAGAAGGCTTCCCAGACATTCAAGGCTGGGACGCCTGTTAAACTAACTACTACCGCAGGTACCGTTGAGATCGCTACCGATGGGACAACCGGATTCCTTGGGATCGCTATGGAGGATGCTTCTGGCACCACCAGTGCGGCGCTTAAGGTCCAGGTTTGCCGCCCGGATACCGAAATTATTGCTCGCGTTACCAGCAATGGAACTGACGCTCTTCCGACCACGCTCACCCAGGGTGTTGCGTATGATTGGTACATTGACTCTGATTCCGTGTTCTATGTTGATGCGGCTGCTACTGATGGGCCGGTCGTAATCTATGAGGCACCAATCTTCGCGGCTGATGGTTCTTCGTCCTATTGGGGTAGGTTCAGGCTCCTTGAGGGTCAGGCCGGTAACCTCGATGAAGCTGGAGCGTAACAATGTCTACTACCTTTGATATGACGAAAGCCATTGCGATCACCGACTACATGCCAGCGTTCCGTCAAAAGAACGACCTGTACACGCTTAACTGGCCTGCGGTTGTCACTCGCAAATCCATGAACCGTGCGACCGAGCAGGTGTTCAGCTATGCTGGACTCCCGGTTGCCCGCCTGACCTCTGAGCTTGAGCCGATCTACTACGCGAACATGGCAGAGCTTGCTGCTACGACCTTCACGGCGTACAAGTACACTCTCTCCACCATGTTCTCCCATGAGCTGCTCAAGGACAACCAGCATCTGCCCGAGCTTCTTGGCGAAGCCGGTGCTACCGCTGGTGAGTCTCAGGCGTATATCCGCGACCAGGTTGTTGCTGCGATCTGGAACCGCGCCTTCAATTCCAGCTATCCGCTCTACGACGGCGTTGAGCTTTGCGGCTCGCATACCATGAACGATGGTACTGCATACACCAACGAGCTGACCGCTGCGTCTATCACCTATGATAACGTGTGGAGTGCGATCAACCACTTCGAGACGGCTCCTTACTCCCATGCGGGTCTGATGCTCACGGATCGTCCTGAGTACATCATGTACCACCCGAGCAAGGAGAAGGAAGTTCAGGCCATTCTGAAGTCTGACCTTGAGCCTGGGACTGCGGACAATGACAAGAATACGCTCATGGCGTACAACTTGAAGCCGCTCCCCAACCGTCACCTTTCCACTTCTACTAACTGGTTCATCATTGGTAGCAAGTTCAAGAACGACATGCTGTTCTTCGAGCGCGAAGCCGTGAAAACGGATACCGAGGATGACTTCGACCGGATGGGTGTCAAGTTCCGCAGCTACCAGCGCTTTGCTGTTGGCGTTCGTGACTTCCTCTGGATCGTCGGAAACCAGGGTGCGTAATTGATCAATCCGGGGGCTACGGCCCCCGGATTATTGGGGCTTTAGAGATGAACGATGCTACCCTCAAAAGCATGACAGTCGGGATTGGCACTTCATCGAGTGCTGTACCGGAAGGGAATTCCGGGTTACAAACAAAGGAATTGAAATGACTACGTTCAAAGATGGATTGTTCCAGTATGGCGGTTCTGCCGTCGGATCTGGGATGCTCCCTGTTATGGGTCAAACTGGCACTAGTGGTTCCAGCAAGGTCTTCTTCGTTCACGGTGCCAATGGTTCTGATGGGAATCCTGGGACAGTTCTTGCCCCGTTGAAGACCATCTCTGCTGCGTATGCCCTGTGTACTTCCGGGGCTGGCGACACGGTGTATGTTCTTAACGATGGTTCCACCACGGCGTCTGTCCGTGAAGCCGCAGGTCTTACCTGGGCTAAAAACAACACTCACCTGATTGGGCTTGGAGCACCCGCAATCAACCAGCGTGCTCGCGTTACTCCAACGTCTGGGACCACTGATGTTGATGCGTTTACTCCGTTCTTGACGCTATCTGCTTCCGGTTGCATTATCAGCAACCTTGCTCTTGTGCAGGGTAACAGTGAGGACAGCAAGGCGTCTGTTGGTATTCTTCTTAGCGGATCGCGTAACTACCTATCCAACGTTGGAGTCCTCACTGGGCAACACGCCAATCAGGGTGATGAGGCGGGGACCATCTGGTTGCAGATGACTGGTTCGGAGAACGTGCTAGAGAAGTGCTACATTGGCACCGACACAATTTCCCGTTCCGCTGCTAACACGTCCATTCGCTTTGGTTCCGGCAGTGCTGATGAGGCTACTAGAAACGTGTTCCGTGATTGCATCTTCCCGATGTTTGCGGACGCGACAAGTCCGTTCTTCATTTCAGCGACCACGGCGTTTGACACGTCTCGCTGGAATCTGTTCGAGCGTTGCAACTTCATCAACACCGGGACATCTACTCTTGCTGCGGCTGTCAATTGGGCCGACACCACTGGTAAGTGCTTCCTTTATGATTGCGCTTTCTATGGTGTTACCGACGTGACTGCTGCGGATAGCTCTTATGTTTTCTTGTATGGCCCCCTCAACTCGGCTACGCCGGTTGATGTCGGACTGTACAAGGGCGTTGACATCGCGTAAGGACTTTTGCCGGGGGGCTTCGGCCCCCCGTGCATCTTGGAGTTTAAATGAGCTTTTCAAAAGTAAATCACAACGTGTGGCATCCCGTCAAGGATGAGTCCGTTGCCAAGTCAAGCAACACCACCACAGAATGGTGGGATGTTGGCGGCTGGACAGACAAGAAGGTCTGGCTTGAGGTTGACAGCTCAGGGTCCATTGACGCGAATGTCACGCTGCACGTTAGCCCACAGGGCTACTATGAGTTGAATAACAAGACTTGCACCACCGATGACTATGAGTCGGTGACTGTCGTTGATGGGCATACTGGAGCTACCGCTGTGTCGTTTGATTCAGACGACGTGGCAGATCTTGGCAAGCCCATGCGATCCATTCGATTCTATGTGGAGAACGATGACGCCACCGATGCGTCCACGATGAATGTTTGGATTGAGGGCTGGAGTTAAACCATGGGTACGCGAAGTACCCTAATGCCACTGTGGATGTCCGTGAAGAACACGAGTGCCCTGCGAAGGCTGGGCATCTTGTGGGATTCGTTCCGTACTGTAGACCCGGCTCCAGTGGCAAATCCAAGGGTGGCCTCTCCAGGCCCCGGCTTGTGCGCTATCACCGACACCGAAAACAAGTTCTCCGTCAGCGGCGGGGATCTTGTGTGCGCTGGCGGGAAGGCCGTCCCAGCTTTTGGCGACCCCTCAATTGCGCTTGGCAGGGATAATGCCGGGTCTGCCGCTACACATGCCATTGGGCCTGGGATTGGTGGGTATTGGGCATTACGCGTAAACACAAGACATAACGTGTATTTGTCTTTATCCTCAGTGGCTTCCGGAGCTGGTCCAGAGCCACGATTTTACATGGGTAGTGACGGATCAGTACAGATTAGCTCTACCCCATCTGGTGCGCCAGTCGTTGCAACCCTCTCCAATGGCGATGAGGCAAAGTTCCTTATTGTTCAGCGGTCTGCGACTCATGGCCAATACATGATATTGAACGGCGCATTATTGTGGGCCGATGAACCAGCAGTAACAGATCCGGCGTATGTCTACGTCTCCAATAATGTACTTGCTGCGGATTATCACGACCTCGCGCTAGTAGATCTCTCCTCCTACGGGTTCACGAACGACTTCTTGGATGTGACGGATACGAAGACGAATCCGGCGAGTGGGACGACGTATGACCACGATTCCGATTTCCACATGAACCTTACGTTCACTGTTGAAGATACCAAATACTGCATCCCATATTTCAGACAAGTTGACGGAAACAATGGATGGTATCTGGCAATAGGTGACAATAGGGTGGTATCCATTTCCAGGGGGATTAGTGGTGTGTGGGCCACACAATATACTGGAGACACACTAACTGATGGTGTAGCTTATGAATTTGATTTAGTTTGTGAGGGTGGAACAATCAAACTATATCAAGACAAGGTATTGAAAACCACCATTAGTGACACTACACATCAAACGGCTACCGGAGGGACGATTTACCACACCCTCGCCACCAACGACATCGTGCTAACAACCCACCCCTACCCTGCCCTGGGGATCGCAACTGATCGCGTCGTGTGCCCGCAGTTGAATGATACAGCTACGCATGAGTCAGATTGTGTGATTGTGTTGAAGAACATTCAGCTTGGCGTAGCCAGCGATGCACAATTAAATTTCAGGGATGCAGGCTCAAACGATTACATGAAGGCAGATATTTTTTCTGATGGCCGTTTCCATGTGTACTGGTACGATGGTGGAGTATATCAATCTGCATTAATCGAGGCGGGTGCTGCTACTGTTTCCAATGGTGACGACGCAGTTATTATTGTTGACGGTTCCAGCCTCCAGGTTTTCATAAATGGGACATCAATTGGAACAAGCGGATCTGCGCCGTGGCCGAGCGGAACGGGTGCGAGTGTCTCGCAACTGCCATCTGGGTTTACGTTTGACTACATCGCTTTTTCCCCTCGCTACCCATCCCTACCAGCGGAGTTAACATAATGGCAAGTTACGGCAAGTTTCGAGCAGCAATCCTCAGCAAAGCGGTTTATGGCACCGACGGAGTGGGCTACAGCACGGTGATGGAAGACTACCCGCTCGTACTCGGCCCCGATGCCGTGTACGATCAGGTGGACATCCTGATGAAACCGTGGG